GGCAAGCTCGGCGAGCCCACCGCCTACCTCGTCGAGACCAACGACCAGTACCGCAAGATCCCGGCCGAGCTCGTCGTCCACCTCATGGAGCTGGAGCGGCCCGACCAGATCCGCGGCGCCTCCGCCCTGGCCCGCGCCCTGAACCACCTGCGCGATCTGAAGCTCGTCACCGAATTCGAGAAGGACGCCCTGAAGGTCCAGTCCTCCATCGCCGCCGTCATCGTCAGCCAGGATGGCGACCCCATCGCCAACTCCGGCGGCTTCTTCGGCAAGGTCCAGGAGCGCGATTCCTCCAACGACGTCGCCCGCGAGGAGATCACCAGCTCCGCCAACATCCCGCGCCTGGCCCCCGGCGAAAAGATCGAGAACCTCGCCCCGTCCCGGCCCGGCTCCAGCTTCGAGCCCTTTGCCAAGTTCCTCATCCGCGACATCGCCCTGGGCCTCAATCTCCCGCCCGAGTTTGTCTACGACCCCGCGTCCGTCGGTGGGGCCGGCATGCGTTTCGTGGTGGCCAAGGCGCAGCGCCGGTTTGAGCAGCGCCAACGCCTGCTCATCGATAGATTCTGCAACAAGGCCTGGCGCTACTTCATCGCCCGAGCCATCGCCGCCGGAGATCTGCCGGAAGTCGAGGACTACGACCGCGTCTCCTGGCAGACGCCCAAGAGCCTTACCGTGGACGCCGGCCGCGAGGCCATGCAGGCCCGCGAGGACTACAAGGCCGGCCTTTCCACCCTGGCCGATTATTTTGGCGAGCTTGGGATGGACTGGCAGGAGCAGGTGGATCAGCGGAAGCAGGAGCAGCTGTACGTCTCGGGCGGAGTTGAAACAACTGCCGATCCGCTGATCACCAAGATTGGCGTGGGTGGAGCTCAAGCCCTTACGGCAATTATTCAAGGCATCGGCATCGGTCAAGTTACCAAGGAGCAGGCCAAGGTGTTGCTCGTCTCCGTATTTGGTTTGGGCGAACAAGACGCAGAGCGAATTGCTAACGAGGCGCCTGAACAAGCGGCTGTTTTGGAGCCCGTGCAGACGCCTGCCGGCCCAGAGACGCCCGAGGAGCTCAAGGCGGAGCTGCAGCACCTGGCCGCCACCGTCACCGAATCCACCGCCATGCAGGCGCAGGTGAAGATCGTCCCACCTCAAACCGAAGCCTTCACCATGAAGGACGAGCCCGACTTCACCCTTTCCGACAAAGAGGCCGACATGGTGGCCAAAGCCATCGGCCTAAAAAACAAGCCCGCCAAAAAGAAGAAGGCGTAGTTGACGCTGGGCGGCCCGTATGGCCACCAAGCTTAAAAACGTCTCCATCCTCACGGCCGGCGAGGCCAAGGGTCACAACCTTCTCATCGACGAAACCAGTCTGCAGCAGGCCCTGGCCGTCGCCCAGTCCATGGGCCGGATCAAGGTCACCAACGGCCACGGCGCCCAGCAGGTCATGGACATCCTGGGCTACGTCGAAAACTTCCGCATCGAAGGCAGCCGCCTGCTCGGCGACCTCACCCTCCTCAACAGCGAGAAGGCCGATTACGTCGCCGACCTCGCCGGGCTCATGCCCGACCAGTTTGGCCTCAGCCTGACTTTCTCCGGCGTGCCGGAGGACCGGGCAGGGGAGCGCTTCGCACGGGTCACCGAGATCTATGACGTCTCCGTGGTGACCCAGCCCGCCGCCAACCCGGCCGGCATGTTCAGCGCCTTCAGCCGCCTGCCGGTTGACACGTTTTCCAAACCACAAATGGACACACCCATTGTCGATTCAAAGAAAGAGGAACTGAGCGCCCCGGCGCCGGTTGCCGAAATCAAAACCGAAACTCCCGCTCCCGCCCCCGTCGAGGCCCCCAAGGCCGAGCTGGCCGAGGCGCCCGCCGCCCCGGCTCCCGCCGTGGAGACCAAGGCCGCCGAGCCCACCCTGGGCGACATCGCCGCCATGCTGGCCGAGCTTCTTGGCTACATGAAAAAGGACGAAGCGGAAGACGCCGTCGAAGACATGGCCGCTGCCAAGACGCCGGAAGCCCCGGCCGTCGTGGAGGCCGCCGCCAAGACGGACACCACCACCCTTTCACGGATCGAGAAGGACGCCGCCGGTGCGGCGCCCGTCCCGGCCCAACACGCGGACAGCCGTCTGTCCCGCACCGAGATCCTTAACCAATTCAACCAGGAGAAGCACCCCGCCAAGCGCGTGGAGCTCCTCCGCAAGCTGGGCCTTTAAGGCCCAAAGGACACCACCATGGCCAACACACTCGGAACCACTAACGCCAATGTGATCGCCCAGCGCGCGCTGGAGATCCTGGTCGCTGACTATAGTTTTTTACGGCAGGCCGCCGTCGATTTCTCGTCTGAGGCCGCCAAGTACAACGCCTACGTCTACACGCACCGCCTCTCGGCGCTGACGGCCACGGACTACTCCCAGGCCAACGGCTACGTCGCGGCCGCCGTGACGCAGACAGACGTCGGCATCCAGCTGGATAAATTCAAGCACGTTTCCTACAGCGTGGACGATCAGGAACGGTCGACGTCCGAAGTCAACCTGATCGAACGCTTTGCCGGCGCCGCCGCGCACGCCCTCGGGCTGCAGATGGTGGGCGACCTGCTCGCGCTCGTCACCTCCGCCTCGTTCACCAGCGCCATCACCGTCAGCTCCGCCTCGTTCAGCTACGCCTGGGCGGTGTCGGCCGGCGAGGTCCTGAACAACAACAAGACCCCGGCCAACGATCGCTACGCGGTGCTGGCACCCAAGTTCTTCGGCTCCCTGCTGAAGGACAGCAACGTGGTGGCCAACCCGCAGATCAGCGGGGACGCCGTCCGCAACGCCGGCCTGACCGCAGTGGCGGGGTTCAACATCAACATGTACCCCTCCATCCCCAGCAACAGCATCACGCTCGGCGGCTTCTTCGCCCAGCGCGAGGCGCTGTTGATCGCCTCCCGCGTTCCCGATGTTCCTCAGGGCATCGAGATTCCGGGCACGATCACCAATGTCACCGAGCCCCGCACGGGTCTCAGTGTCCAGAGCAGGGAGCACTATGACGTCCAAAAAGGCGTCGTGCAGCGCACCCTGGCCCTGATCTACGGCGTGAAAGCCGGGGAAACCTCCAGCCTCGTCCGGATCAACGGCAGCTAACCTCCTTGGTGGGGCGGCGGATTGAGCAATCAGTCCGCCGCCCTTCCTCTTTTGAAATCCTCACATGTCTGAATTTACCGATTGCCTGAAAGACGCCTTTGCCGTCGCTTACGACCAGTTTGGCACCAGCGCCACCTTCGGATCCACCGCCGTCACCGGCGTCCTCTCCACCATCACCCGCCGGGAAGCCCTTGAGCTCCACGGCTACGATCTGGACCTCAACGCCACCTTTACCGCCGACAAGTCCGTCATGACCACGCCGCCGTCCATCGGCACCACAGCTCTGGTCAACAGTGTCACCTATCGGGTCGTCAGCCTGGACACCAACGCCGGCTGCCACGTTGTGGGCCTGCGCGAGGGATAGAAGCCATGCCCCGAGATCCTAAAATTTCCATTTATCTGATCGCCGGCCGGGAGGCCCGCTACATCGGCCGCTGCCTGGACGCCTTCCGCCTCATGGCTGACGAGCTCGTCGTCTGCCTCGCCCGCGGCGGCGCGCCCGATGACGGCACCGAGGAGATCGCCAGGGAGAAGGGCGCCACCATCGTCCACCACCAAAACGGCCACGGAAAAACCGATTGGCCCCACGTCGATCACTTTGCCAATGCCCGTAACACCGCCCTGGACGCCTGCACCGGGGACGTGGCCATGTGGGTGGATGCGGACGACCTGCCCGCCCCCGGCCTGAAAAACGCGCTTAAAAACGCCGCCAAGGAGCTTTTGAAGGACGACAAGGCCGGCATCTGGGCCGCGGTGTACAACGTCACCAACGCCAAGCTGACCCCCATCCGGGAGCGCCTGGTCAAGCGCCTGCCCGATGGCCGCTGGGCCGGCCGCTGGCACTACGCCGTGCACGAGGCGCTGTTGCCCTTGCCCGGATATGAGGTGCGGGCCGAACAGGCCAGCTGGGTCGAGCACCACCCCATCGGATACAAGGCCGGCTCCGCCGAGCGCAACATCCGCATTTTGGAAGGGGAGCTGGGCGAGGCCGGCAAGTACGCCTACTATCTCCAGCAGGAGCTGTTCCTTTCCGGCAAGCGCGATCAGTCCGCCACCTGGTCCCACGTCTCCGCCCTGTGGCCCACCCAGGAGCCCACGCTTCGCTACGAATCCTGGTGCAACTACGGCAACGCCCTGACCGATCCCAAGGAACGCATGCGGATTTTCGGCCTCGCCCATCAGGCCAGCCCGTCCCGCCGGGAGGCTCCGTTCTACATGGCGCGGGAGGAGGCCAGTGCCGGCCGCTGGGGCGCCGCCTACTACCTGCTGAAAAGCGCCATGGTCCTGCCGGATCCCGGCGTGACGCAGTGGAACGCCCAGCGGGCCATCTATGATTTTGAGTGCATCGACCTCTACATTGCCGCCGCCCGCGCCGTGGGCGACCACGCGGAGGCAGACAAGATTGAAAGCCAATGGAGGAAGCTAAAGCCCATCCGCATCTCCGTCTGCCACGCCACCCGCGG